TGAGGTGGAGGGGGGACACCAGGGGGACAGCCTTACCCCCTGTCCCCCCTCAGAAACCAGTGATACCAGTGGTTCTGGCCAGGCGGGACAGCTTTTGGGGGTATCCCCAAGGGAAGAGCGCACTCGGGAAGAACTAGACCGTTTGATGGAGGAAGCTGCCCGAATGTGGGAATGATCGGTTAATTTCTTTAGACGGAGCAGGGGCGGCCCTCACCGCCCCCGTCCTGACTCGACTGACCCCTCGCGCCAGCCAAGTTGTTGGCAGTCTGATGAACGATTTGACCACCCGTGCCTGGAATGGCACGCCGATTGCCCGTCGCACGACTGACGGTTACGTCAATGCCACGGCCATGTGCAAAGCCAATGGCAAGCGTTGGTCCGACTACAGAGAATCGGATCGGTGCCAGCAGTATCTGGACGCCTTAGAGACCGAAACCGGAATTTCCGGGTTTGACTTGATCCAGTCCAGCAGAGGCGGAACGGGCAGTCTGACAATGGTCCATCCGCAGGTAGCCGTCGATCTTGCTCGCTGGATCAGCGCACCTTTTGCCGTGTGGATGGATGGTTGGTTTCTTGAAGAGTTGTATGGCGGTCGAGTGTCCCAAGTGCGGGACACTCAGCCGTTGCTACCGGATGTACTAACTACTGTTGAACGCAGTCTTGTTTTACTGGAAAAACTAGGTGGCGTAGACGACCGTGCTCAACTTATGTTGAAGGATATTGTCTTAAATTATGCAGCACGCAGTGCCGGAGGTGAATTAGCACTGCCAGGGGTGAAGATGCTTTCCCTCCAAGAAGCCTTTCAGGAACTGGGCGGAGCTTCTCCACAGGAAGCAACTAAACTAGCTAATCAGCACGGCAGAGAAGTAAAAAGAGTCTATAGAGAGGAAAATGGTAGACCGCCTAAAACACATAAACAGCTTGTCAATGGGCGCTCTTGCGATGTTTGTGATTACGAGTTTGAGTGGTTGCAAACACATAAAACAGACATAGAAACTGCTGTAAAAACTTTCCGTGGTGAAAGCACATATTAACTATGGCTGATATAAAAAACGGTCGCAAAATTGTGAGCGTCACCATGTTGCCAGCGCTCTACACCAAACTTTCACAGCACTGCAAGGATTCCGATGTCCCAATCAGTCTCTGGGTCCGCAAACTTATTGAAGCTGAACTCGATCGGGTTGAAACCACCTAACTTTTTCCTAGGGCTGCTCCGGGTTGCCGGGTGGCTGTTTTGGAGAGATCCCGTGGCTAAGCCGGAACCACCCCAGCCGAAGCGTCCCAGGAAACCAACCCTGGGGTACACGGTTGGCGATATCCCCTACGAGCTGCTGGCTGTGGTGCGGATTGCCTGGTACCGCAAAGGCTTGGCCTACGAGGTCGAGGAGTACCAGATCGAGGAGTCGGACGACGCCCAGAAGCAGTTCCAGTACATCGTTGGGACTGCTCTGCGGCAGGGCGCTGACGTTTGCGTACTCACGCAATACGAGCCAGCTGCTCTTGGTGTGCCGGAGTAGGTGCCCGGTGGCTGGTCCTCCCGAGGTGCCAGCCTTACCGCAGCCGGGCTACTGCGGACTACCCGTTCCCCTCAAAGAAAGGACGGAGCACAAAGGTAGCGACTCCAGGCCGCCGCTGCCACATTGCAGAGTGTTACACGACCAGCTTGACACCCTGCTGGTCATGTGTAACTCTAGGGACAGGTCAGCAACCGCTGGCCGCTTCAATCAAGTATCACAATGAACACGCACACTCCAGTTGACAACTTCAAGCTCAGCCCCTGGTACTTCGCCGTCCACTGGGCACGCAGCGTCCTCCAGGACAAGATCCGCAGATGCGAGGAGCTGGACTTCAACCCCGTCTACGACATCCACCAGCTCGAACAGCTTGACGACCTGGAACAGTTCCTCAAGATGAGCTGGGACGAGTGGATGCAGTCCCTCAATCCCAAGCAGACTGTGAAGGGGCTGGGCGAATGATCCTTGAACTTGATGACTTCTCGATGGATACCGATGGCCTTGTCACCGTCACTGCTGTTGTTGATGAAATGGTGCTTGTCTACGAGCAAACGCTCCTTGACCCAGCGGAGTACGGACCTGCCCTGTGCCGAGGCACCTTCTACCTTTCGGATGAAGATCTGATCCCGGCCACCGATGCAGAACTTGCCCGACTCTTCTACAACCGCATCGACGACTGGGAAGTGCTCCACCCGGACGATTGAGTGGAGCGAGGCTCGGGAACTCCGTAATTCCAGTGACTACGACGACTGGGAGTACGGAACCGAGCCCATTCCAGGTGATACGCACTGGGTCCGGGCTCGCACCTTGACCCAGCTGTATAGACACCTGATATACGTGTTCGCCACCAGCGACACGATCTGCTCCAGCAAACTCGCTAACCTCGCCATCCACGAGATTCTCAAACTGAGACTCACCGATCTCACCCGGCTAAAACACCAAGACCCCAATTTCTTTGCATGACTGACTGGTACGCCGACTACTACCGCCAATCACGCGGATACAACTGGCACGATCTGATGGAGATGCGCCAGCAAAAGTCTCAAACCAACTTGCCTGTGCCGGACGTGTTTCAGCACAGGTTTGCGGACCGCGCAGAATACGATGCTTGGGTTGAAGAGCGGCGCAAGCTGTACTTCGGCTGATCACTACTGGATTTACATGACTGAAATTTCGACGCTGCCCTTTTTCCGGTCCTACCTGCTGGGGGGCAGGTCTGTTTACCTCGATAAGCTCTCGGAGCTGGCGGATTCTGAGCTGAACCTGCTCAACATTGAAACCTTGTCTGCTCTCAATGAGGCTCGTGCCCAGTACGACACCATTGAGAACAAGCAGAGCGAGGAAGCCGGCCACATCTACCGGCGCATCAAGGTTGCAGGTTATTTCCAGGCAGCCATCAAGCTGGAGCTTGACTCCTGATCCCCTTTCTCTACTACACTGCACCCGTTCTCACTCATGAGCATGTACGTCCTCTCTGAAACTCAGTTTGATCAGATCTCTCAAGCACTTGAAGCAGCACGCTTCGCACTAGATGCGTCCCAGCATGTTCAGCTAGACCTGACTAAGCCCAAACAGACCATCCCGCTGCCTGCTGGTGAAAAACTTGTACGTACATCTGACGTACGTAAGTCACAGTCTCAAGCTAAGACTCGTAAGTCCAGCGGCAAGAGGGGTGTGTCGGTGCTGAACGACGCCAAGGTCATGGAGATCAAGCGCCAGCTGGCGGCTGGTAACAAGTCCGTGGCCAAGATTGCCCGTGAGTACGGCGTTCACATCACCACCATCAACTGCATCAAGTGGCAAAAGACTTGGAAGCACGTCCAGCTTCCTGAGGAAACCACTTCCACTAAAGGCTGATGCCGGGTATTCCACGCCACGGGCACGCAACTACGGCTGGTAAGTCGTTGACTTATCAGTCGTGGCTTTCTATGCGTGATAGATGCTTTAACCCTCGTAATCCGCGTTTTTTGCACTACGGAGGCAAAGGAGTAACGGTCAATCCCAGATGGGACACCTTTGAAAACTTTTTGGCAGACATGGGAGATCGTCCTGCAGGAACGACCTTGGGACGCTTTCGTGATCAGGGAAATTACGAGCCAGGTAACTGCGCTTGGCAAAATTCTCAAGAGCAAGCCAAAAAAGGTTCTTCTAATGGAAGAGCTCGCTTACATGAGGAGCAGGTTTTGTGTGCGAGGGCTTTATATACGCCCAAAGCACGGCGAGGCTGCTCCATAAAAAACATGGCTGCCGATCTAGGTGTCTCTTTTGGGACTATGGATCTAGCTGTTCGCGGTGTTACGTGGAGGAGTGTGTAACAGTGTCTGTGTTACCAGACTATGAAATCTTTACGCTCGCGCGTAGAGGTATGGTGCAACCCTTCGACGAGCAGATGGTCAACCCAGCCTCACTTGATGTGAGGCTTGGGGAAAACCTCCTGGTTGAAATTCCAACAAGCCCGGAATTTGTCCCCTATTCCATTGCGGGGCATACGAAGGAAAAACCGTTCATGCTCCAGCCGCATGAGTTCATTCTCGCGGAGACGTTCGAGTGCTTCTCGGTGCCGAACGTCGTGGCTGGACAGCTGGCGCTTAAATCGAGCCGGGCTCGGGAAGGTATCGAGCACCTGATGGCTGGGTATGTCGATCCAGGCTTTAAGGGGCGGTTGACGCTGGAGCTGCAAAATGCACGTTCCATGCACGCAGTTGCCCTGTGGCCTGGGATGCGAATCGGGCAGATTGTGTTCCACAAGATGTCGCTCCTGCCGAATAAGGACTACTCAGTCACCGGGCGCTATCAGGGAGACCTGCAAGTTCAAGCCTCTAAAGGATGATCATGAACGAGTTCAACGTGACTGGTGCGGATGCGGTTAATAGCCCATCTCATTACACAGCCGGCAAGGTTGAAGTGATTGAGGTGTTAGAGGATTGGGTGCAACATGCGCCTGATGCTCGCGTTGGAGCACTGCAGTGGCAGTGTCTTAAGTACCTCAGTCGCATGTGGTTAAAAAACAATCCTTTAGAGGACGCGGAAAAATGCCGCTGGTATTTGAACCGCTTGATCAACACGTTGGCAACAGCGCCGTATCGAGATTGGTGAGGTACTGGTGGCGGATTCTCGCCAAGGCCGTTGGTGAAAAGGCGCACCAGCACAGCCGGATTGCTGATCAGGTTGCGATGGTGCGTCTTTTTATCCTTGGCGGCTACATGATCACCAACGTTTTTATCTGTGCAGGAGTTATTCGCCACTGGAATGGGTAGACGCTTCAAAAGCGGTGAGCACAACATTGCCGCGATTCTCACGCCAGAACTTGTAGTGAAAATGCGGAAACTTCAGAAACAGGGTTGGAGTTATAGCCAGCTCTCGGATGAGTTCGGCGTTGATCGCAAGCACGCCTGGCGAATTTGTAACGGTCAAGCCTGGAGTTCTGTCAGTGAAGTTCTGTCCTAAGTGCGGGAACAAATCGTTCCGCGTCAAAGAATCCCGGACCAGGGAGGCCAATGTGCGGAGGCGCACTCCCGCAACGAGAGTCAGGCGCCAATGCGGTGTTTGCGGGCATGTCGATACGTTCTTTGAGATCGACGCTGCGCAGATGAAACACTTCGAGGCGCTCCAGCGATTGGAGGAAGCCGTGGTGTTACACCTGCAGCTGGATGACACTGACTCCTGTTACGCCTGTATTCACTGGGATGCCAATGGGTGTTCCATGCACCTGCCCGAGGCGGGTGGGACTTTTGCCACTGAATGTTCACTCTTCAAAAAGTCATGAAGCGACTTTCACTCAACATTGACGAACGGATTTGCATTGCTTGCGGCGGGAACACCAGGAATCCGCTGTACTGCGCCAAGTGCTATGACCGGACACCGGCCGGACGGGCGGATAAGTGCCGGGCAACCATGCTGTCGAGATACCGCCGGGTTCCTAATGGCGGGCCGTGCCAGCACTGCGTCCACTGGGAACATCGCTGCCTGCTGGGATTTCCCGAGGCTGGGACGCTCCACGCAGAAGGGTGCGCGGCCAGGGAAGTTGAAGGTGTGCTAGAGTAGTACACGAACCCGCCCTACCAGGCATGAAAATTCTCCAAGGCATCCAGCATCTCCACACCCTGGACGATGCCAAGCTCGTGGCGTTTGACGTTGAAACCACTGGGCTCCAGCCGAAGATCGGGGGATTGCGGTTGCTCCAGCTGGCTACGCCGGGGCAAGACCCTGTGGTACTGGACTTTTGGGAGTTGTCCGACGAAGACCTGATCGAGCTGGAGCAGTTTTTCGAGGTGGAGCGGACCTGGGTTGCGCACAATGCGGTGTTTGACCTGGGCTGGTTGCAGGAGCACGAGCTGTATCCGCAGGGGCGCGTGCTCTGCACCATGCTTGCCAGTCGTGTACTAACCAATGGACAGGCAAATGTAAAACATGGCCTGCAACATGTTGTGCGGCGCTATCTCAAACGCGAGATCTCGAAAGAAGAGCAGCGCAGCGATTGGTCCCAGGATCTGACGCTCAGTCAGATGGAATACGCGGCCACGGATGTGCTCGTGCTGCTGGATTTGTACCAGCAGATTGAGCAGCGGATGGCGGAAGGGATGCACTACCACGCTTGGTATTTGGAGTGCAATGCGCTGCCGGCGATGGCGCAGTTGTGGAGGACTGGACTGCCTTTCAATAAGCAGGATCTGGAGAAAGTAATCGAGGATCTTGATATTGAGCACGTCGAAATTGGTGAGAAATTTATTGAGGATTTTGATGCTGCGCTGCCTGATGAGCACAAGCTCTGTCGGGGGATTGATGGGAAGCTGTTGTACCAGACGAAGCCTGGGGCGAAGGGTAAGAAGCCGGATCCCAATGTCTTCAATCTCAATAGCCCGGTGCAGCTGCTGAAGAAGTTCACGGCGCTGCTGGGTAAGGCGCCGATGGACATGAAGTCCGAGAAGCCAAGCGCCAGTCGGTCTGCGCTCCAGGAGTATGTCGGTGATCACAAGGTGGTGGCTGACTACTTGCGGTGGAAGCGGGTGGAGAAGCGGCGGCAGATGGCCGAAACTCTGCTGAAGAATTTGGCGGATGACGGGTTTATTCGCGCCAGTTATCTGCAGATGGGGGCGGATACGGGGCGCATGAGTTGCATGAGTCCCAACCTGCAACAGATTCCCAGGGATGTGCGGTTCCGGGCGTGTGTTCAGGCTCCAACTGGTTGGCGACTGGTTGTTGCGGACTACGGGCAGATGGAGCTGAGACTGGCGGCGGCAGAAGCGCAGGATCCCTTAATGACCGAGGTGTTCCAGCAAGGGAAAGACCTTCATACGATTACGGCGACGCAGATTTACGGGGTCGCTGAGGATGAGGTTACGAAGGAGCAGCGGCAGGTCAGCAAGTCGGCCAACTTCGGACTTCTTTACGGGAGTGGGGCAAAAGGACTCAGGAATTACGCCGCAACTATGGGGATCCAGATGGATCTTGATGAGGCGGCGGAGGTGCGGAGAAAGTTCCACGCTGCATATAAAGGCATCGCCGAATGGCAGCAGCAAAATGCTCGCGCTGCTGACACGGCTAAGGGGAATCCATCTATCCGCATACGCATCTCGGGCTTGCGGCGGTTTTTACCGGGTGAGAACAACAAACTC